TGTGTTATCCTGAGGCTTCTTGTTCTCTTCTTTTGATTCTGTTGGTTTGTTGTCCTGTGTCATCTAGTGTATTTATTCAGGTGCGTTTGTAGGCTCATTAGCAATGAATTTAGCCTGTTGAGTCGTTGAAGCCTGTAATCCTTTACCGTCTGCCGGATTACCATCTGCCGCTGTGTACCAGACCTGTCCTTTCTTGTGTAATATTTTGACCTGTGTTCCTGAAGCAGGTACAGTGCTCAAAGTCACCGCAGTTGTGCTTCCGTCCACAGAGTAGTTTATAGTTGATCCATCCTCGCTAGTGAGCAACAATCGTTGGCCACCAATGAATATGTCTAACTCACTAGCGGATGATGGTGTTTGTGATAGTGCAAACGTCGCCGTGCTACCGTCACCTGTGAAAGTGTTGGTGTACACAGTGTCCGCATAAGGGATGGTTTGAGTACCAGACGCATCTACCACTTCCGTGCCTGATCCATGCTCCTTAATTCCTGTTCCAAGTGTTCCACGTCTTAGTTGTCCCAACGTGTTACCTGATTTTGTAAAGTATTCTATTCTCTCTTTGTCTATGAATATGACTCCTGGCGTGTTGCTGGCAGGGTCTGGTGTCGGCAGTACAGATGCGTCCTCGACTGTGATGATCGGTGTGCCTTCCGTCATATCCAATGTTAATTTTGTTGTTGCAGTTTTTGAGATACGTTTGTAGAACGTTCTGTTCAACATATCTTTGAATATTCTAAAACCTGTGGCTCCTATCGCTGAATCAATCGCGAAATACATAACATCTAATCTATCACTTGAAACTATTGTCTTGCCTATTACTGTAACCGTGTTACCACTAACAGTGTAGTCGTTTCCTTGTGTTAGTTGCTCTCCGTTTAGCCACACGTAAGTATAGCCTGCGTTTAGCGTGTCAAATCTTAATTTAAACACACCACTAGGTCTACCCTCGAGAACTTCCCTTCTCTGTTTCATTCCCAGTGCATTGTTGAATGTTGTTACTGATAAAACGTCAGTGGCACTAAGGCTATAAGGTGATGTGATAGCACTAGGAATTAAAATTATGTCTGTGCCTTCAATGAAGTATTGATGGTCAACTAGTGTGGATATACAAATAACATCAGTAGCAGTTGGCACAGCCGATGTAACAAACTCGATATTTTGATTTGCTATATCTACTGTGTAGTGTGTGCTTAAATTTTTCTCCACACCGTTTACAAAAACTTGCACTTGACTTGCCAATGTAATTGTCTTTGCAGGATCTACTGTTGAATCATCGTCTAGGCCTGCTACAACACCATATGTATATGTGCTACCATCTCCAACGTAGTAAGTGTTATCTGGTCCACGTAAAATTCTGCCATTTACTTCAACAGTCGTCAATCCTGAGAAAGGACCAATGGCACCTGCTGGATAAGTCAATGTGTATCTATTTGTTGAACCATCATAAGTGATCGCTTGATTCCTTATACTTGCAAAACTTCTCGTTGATGTCGTGGATTTGTTGAAACCTGCTATTTGTATGTAGGAGTCTGCCGCCGGTGCACTACTGAAAACAACAGTGATAGTGTTTGCTGTAATGCTTGTGCTGTATGAAGTTGTAGGCACGCCGTCAACAGTTACGTAAATGTCCGATGACGTTGAATCTAAATTGAACTCGCCCCTAGTTGAAGTCAAGTATGTAGTAGTGCTTCCATCACCTGTGAATGAATCAAGCACTCTGTAATTCTCCCCTGATATAGCAAACACTCTAGTTGCTATCACCCTGCCGTTTGCTGGAGCGGATGTGAACGTAATTGTTTTGTTTGCAACATTGATCGAATAATTTGTAGTCAATTTCTGCACAACGCCGTTGATCGATACCGTCACTGATGCAAGTGATCCAGGATAGTCCCCTATAGCAAAAGTAGTTTCGGTGCCATCGCCTATGTGATTCATCTCACTAATAAAAGGTACACCTGATTCCGGAGATGTGTAAACCTTAATGTCTAGTGTGTCAAAAAGTTGTCCAGGTACTGTCTCTTCAGGAGCGTAACTTGTGTCTGGTGACACGAATGCATCTCCTTCTAGTATGATGTCACTTGGAGCGTGTCCAAGTGCTGATGTGAACAATCCACCTTTAACAATAGAATCTAATGTTCTGTCATCCGTTGGAGTAAGCACACCGTCGTCATCAAAAGGTATAAACTCAACAAGTGCGTTCTCCTCAGGTGTTTCACTGATAGTGAACGTCACAGTTGATCCGTCGCCTCTAATCACATCTGACAGTTTTCTTCTTGTGCTGTCATCCTGTGTTAGGTATACTTGATACACTTCAGAAGATGCAGGTGCTGAATCAAAAGTGTATGACGCAGTTGACCCGTCTGCCCTAAACGCCTTGACTCTTGAATCACCGTAGTTGTCCCAAGGGAAGTCATACCAACCCGCTTTGTCCCAACCCGCTTCTTGAGTGAATAACAATCCTGTCACCATCGTGCCACCGTAGTCAACACCTGTCATCACTTGATCTAGTTCGTTACCTGGCATTCCTGAACCTGGTGTGTAGAATCCCTTCGTCCTGTCTGCCGCAGTCAAACCTGTCTCGTCACCATACACCTTGTATACGCTGTCTATGTTATCATCGAAATCCGTTGAAGATGTAAATGCGTTTGTTACTTTGTACAATTCGTTGTTGTACCTCAGTAAGTCATTGTAGGCGTAACTTGTAGATGCCGCCCAGTCGACAACTCTCGAAGTGCTTGACACCCTGTCAAACTTGATTGTTGTGTCAAAATCTCTGACTAGGTCATTGTCAAGGTTTGCATATGCTTTGGCTGTATCTGTTGGTGTTGTGCCATCGGTCTTACCGCCCGTCAAAGTGATTGTAGGGGTCTCGGTGAATCCTGCGCCAATGCCTGTCACCGTGATAGACGTAACCGCTCCACTACGAACTTTGGCAGTGGCCGTGGCTGTTGTTGTACCACCGTTGATCGTCACTGTAGGTGGTGTCTCATATCCTGAACCACCCGAAGTAACTGTGATCGATTTGACGTGTTTCGTGTGGTAATCATACCACATCTGGTGAGGGTATTCTGTAAGTTTTGCCGTGTCACTGTTGACGTTAAGTGGTCTGATTTTTGAAGATGTCTCATCATAGAACGGAGGATTATCAAAATCAGTGTAGATGCCATCCTGAGTTTCTATGTTTGAATAGCCTAGTCTGTATTCTCTCAGTTTAGTATGGAAAGGCTTAACTTCGTTAATGTAATCTTCTATCCAACTGTCTGTGCCGCTTGTGTAAGTTTTCCTTTGGTCAAGTTTTCTTACAGAGTTTTTTACATTTATAAATGATGTCTTAAACATCCAATCAACATATGTTTGCTCTGCCAACACGCTCCTTAGTCCTGTGAAGAACAATGTATTGTACTCTAGTGCGAGGTCATTTATGAATAAGTCATCTCTCAACGCAGTCAGTACTTTCCTTGTCTCGGTGCTTGGTTCCTGATCAAAGAAGTTGTCATCAAAATTGTCACCTCCAGCAAATCCTGTCGCGTCTTGTGTGTAATCATAAAGTTTTGTGGATAATCTGATTGTACCATTCTCCGTTCCGACGTTAGTCCATCCGTCCGCAGTCTTCATGAACAGTTTCCAACCACCTGTGTCGGCACTTGTGACTTTGACGTGTTTTCCTATTGCAAGGTCTAAAGTATCAAGTTCGTATTGGAACTTGACCTGTTTGTCGATAGGTGTGTTTTCGCTATGGATCATTTCGTGTACTTCAGGATCAGTGCCATACCAATCTACGTAACTCCAGTATGCCGAAGTGTTGTAAGTTTGCAGTTTTGTCCTAGACCACTCTGTGCCTGTCCATTGATATATTGCCCAATAGTTGTTGGCAGTCTCATCTGCCTTGACCAGATAGTTTACAGTGCCTGAAATGTCTGCTGTATTAATGTACGTAAGTTCAGCGTATGTGTCTACTGAAGCGTCCCATTCTCCACTTTGTGCAGTTGGTTCTGGATCTTTCGAATCCAAATTGTCTAAATTTATCTGCCCTACAAGTTGATATTTTTTCAGCACACTATTGGAATAATCAATAATCTCCTTGAGTGCAGAATATCTATCTACGTACCAACTCTGCCTTGGTCTAATATTGTTTCCGTATTTTTCATTCAAAGGTAAGTTAAAATCTGGAACTAGGTCTCCGTTACTATTTTTTCCAATCAACGAATCCCACCATCTTGTTTCAATGTAAGTGCCTGGTCTGTATTCTTTATCACCTTCACGTGCCAATTTCCAGACGCTGTGTGAATCACCATCGAAAGTGTTTGACCGTATGTCTATGTTAAGTACGATGTTTGAATTTTTCAAATTACTCACGTTGTTTATAATAATTTTGTTCGTGTCACTGACTGAGTAATATTTGCCACCGTATAATCTAGGATTTGAAATCAGATTAGCAATGAATGCCACCGAGTTTTTCCTAGACACCACACTGTTTGCAGGTATGCTTGATTTGCCTTTTACCCAATAATAATATACAGGCACATTAGCCTGTAATCTTGAATCATATCTTTGCACCACAGTATAGAGACTGTTATCTGCGTACAATGGAGTGCCATCAGTGTACTCGCTTGGCAACACCCGAGACTCTACCCATTCATACACATCAATGCTTGAACCAGGGAATGTCTGTCCCCAGTGGTTGTGTTTGTATTCCTGTGTGTCTTGTTCATACCATAACCACTTCACTTTGGACAGATCCCACCACACTTCTCCTAGATGATCTTCTGCCCATTCTGATGCACTTGTTGTGCCAGTAGGATTTGATACGTTGTTATAAATTGCTGGATCCCAAGAGGTCTTGATATTGATTTCTCTGTCCGCCACACCAAGTATCCTTCCTTTGACAGGATCGTAGAGGTCATAGTAATCACGCAGTTGTTTTGTTGCATTGTCAAATTCAAAAACCTTGCCCAGTTTGTCTGTGTCTATCAAAGCAGTCTCTGAAGTAATGTTCTTCCAAGCGTATTCGCCAATATTGGTCAAGTCAAAACACAAGACAGTACCATCGTTGACAACTTTAGTGCTACCATCTGACCCTGTGTTTCCGTCATCTTGGGGTGCTCCAACAACGACTGTGTTGTCTATTACACACACGCCTTTTCCAAAATCATCATTTTCACTTACATTGTTGCCCATCAACCTGTCATCTATCACATATTTCGTGTTGTACATAGTGGCTGTGAACGCACCACCTGAACCAGTGTTTGAATCTATCACCGTTGTGTCTTGTAAGTCAAACGTTGTCTCGCCTGAGTCGAACTTCATCTCTCTCGAACTAGCAAAATTTTCTGCTCCAATGACTAACCTACTTGCAGATTCGTTACACGCAATCTGCGTTCCAAATTTCATGTTTGTTTGTGAACTCGGTGCACTTATTGTTTGCTGTAGCGTGAATGTGTTTGTGGAACCGTCAGCATTCCATTTGTAGTAGTAAACTGCACCGGCATCGGGTTGTTCTGTTCCGTCGATCCCAGGTGCACCAATAATTAGTGTCGTACCATCTTTGCTCATAGCGATGGCATCACCAAAAGCAGTGTTGATAGATGAACCATCGCTGGTAACACCTGTAATGGTCTGTGCCAGTGTGAAACTGTTCTGTGTGCTTCCGTCACTGCTCTGTGATGTTTTTATGAATATCTCCACCTTGCCTGCGTTGCCCGGTGCAACCGAACTGACAGCAAGTATATCACCGTTGTCGTTGGCCGCTATCCTGTGGCCGAATCTCTGTCCTGAACCACCATCAGGTGCTTCTATTGTGTAATCCTGTGTCCAAGTGTCGTACGTAGAACCGTCAGCACCTATGCCCCAAGTGTACATATAAACACGTCCTTTGTCACTGCTGTGTCCTGGTGCAGAAACAAAAAGATATTTGTCTGGTGTTGTTCTCACTGATGATGCACCTGGTTCGCAAACTTTATGTGCCCAACCAAAATTCTGTGATGCGGCATCTACTGGTGATGTAATTGTGTCCAATATTCCATATCTGAAAGTGTTTGGATCCCATATGTAAAGTTTAACCAATCCAGAATCTGCAAATCTCGTGCTACCGTCAGAGCCAAATGCGTTTGTGTATGGTGCCCCCGCAACCACGAAGTTTTCGTCTGTGCTCATTGACAATGATTCACCTAACCTACTGGTGTTATCGTCGTTGTCTGTCATTGTCGCAGTCGACTGCGTCTGTAAAGTTGTGCCTGCTATAGCAGATGATCTAAACAAGAAATGCACCTCACCTTGACCTTTGCCGGGTGCAGACGCTATAATGGTCCTTCCGTCATTTCTTGCCACTATCCTGTGACCGAACTCTTGTTCAGCAGTACTGGCATCAGGAGAAAGCACAAGTGCTGTGGTGTAAGGATCGTGTTTTTCGTACACTCTCCATAGTCCTGAAGTGTCTGTGTCTGCGAACACTTTGTCACCTTCTTGTTCTATTGCAGTGTTCTTGTCTACGTATTGATCATGTTGTATAAGATCATTGACATTGTCCATAGAATTTAATCTTACTGAAATAAATTTGTAGACGTTTCCAAAACTGTCTGCTGTAGATCCGTCCTCAAGTGCAGGTATAAAACCTACATTGCCGTCGTAATCAATTATCACTGTTTTATGGTCAGGAGTGGCTTTAACTTGGTACACTCCATTCAATGTACTTTCCTCACTGTTTGATATGGCAAAGTAATCTGCTTCTGTTGACGTAGAGCCGGCCGTCAATCCGTGGCTACCAGAGAAAGCAATCTCTAATTGCGTTGAGTCATTTATGAGGCTAAGGTCTGATATTGTAACTTGTGCGTTGGTTAACCTAAACACGTCCCAATCATTGTTGCTCTTGTTCGCTATCCAAATCAAATCATTAGTTTGCACTGCGTTCACATCTAGTGTTAAAAGATCAGCGATATTAAAGAGGGTATGTTGTACCTGTCTTGGCTGAACATAACCTGCAGTCTTGAACACCTGTGCAGTGTCTCTGCTAACGCCCTCTTTTGAATAATCTAGTCTTTTGAAAGTTGTAGACGCCGTGTATTCAACAGGTTTGTAGTAGAAATCATCTTTGACTACACCTAGTGCTCGAGAGTACTCCACTGATTCGTTGCTGTTGTCCAAAAGTTCTATTGTCTGTGGGTTGCCTCTTATCTCGTTGTCTTTCAATGTCAACTGTATGTTTTCTATAGAATCTGTATTACCAAAATTACCTGTCCTAATCATCCATTCAGGATACAGGTCGAGTGTGATGTCTTCGCCCTCGTATTTGGCTTTAAGTATTTTGTCTATTGCATTCTTAGTACCTTTTTCTCTGATATAACCTTGATAGAATTTGTATTGTGACACATCATTTACAAAAAGGTTTTCTAAATAATCTCTGCTTTGATATCCTGTCAATCTTTGTGCCAACTGCTGTTGCGATTCATCAAAGTTGTTGGTTTCTAGGTTATAGAAATCATTGAATTGTGCAATCTTGTAGTCGAAATTTGGAATCAACTGTGGTGCTGGTTTTTTATCTTTCAGTGTCCAGTAAGAAGTGACAAACTCATCGCCTGAATTGTGATTTATTTTTGCCACGTAAAACTTGCCTTGGTACTCAACGCTGTCGCCAATCCTATAGTCAGTGTTTGCTAACCAATAAGTTACCTGTGCTGAATCAAATACAAAACCAGGTGCGTAGTAATCGCCGTTCCAACCGCCCGTCTTCCATCCGACTAATTTCAATCTCTGTTGCCTGAAACCTGTGAACGGTTCATATATTATGTCGGAGAACACTGTCTTATTATCAAAAAGTAGTAGGTGTTCCTTCTGCACGGTGTTCAACGCAACATTATAAAGTCCTATGGTGTCTGACTTAATTCCCAGTTCAAAAGTTTTTCCTATACGCTTCGTAGACAGTTCACTAATATCAATTTTCCTTCCACTTGCATCTACCAATGAGTAATCTCCTGCTAGGTTCCTTAACTGGCCAACTATGCTGTTGTCAGTATCAAGTTCGAATCCGTCTGCCGCAGGTGAAACTGTGATCGCGGCGCCTGGTGCCCACTCCTGTGTCGTCCAGAACAGAAACTCCCTTACTGCGTTATCCCAGTTTAGCGTTTCTTTCAATTCATTGGAAAACTTGTTGAATTTAAATCCTTGTGACTCTAGCCAGTGTCCGTATCCAAACAAGAAATCTGCTACATCCTGTATTGTGTCAAACACGTAACCATAAGGAATAGTTTGTGTAATTTCCTGATATGCGTTATATTTTTTAACGGCATCTGCACCAGTAACGGAAACTGCTGTGTGCGTTGTAGTTTTAACAGGGTAGTTGAAATCAAAAAACGGTTTGACCGTACTGTACCCCAATATCTTGTATCCTCCAACATTCGTCACTGATGATCCATCTGTCTTGGTGGTCGTGTCTGTGTTCTTTTCTATCAAAACACCACTGTAATAGAAACTATTCACAGGATTTGAAGTCCTGAAGAGTATCTTGTAGTTTTCATCAGGTATGAATTTAGATCCTGAGGTTGAACCAGGAGACACGCTATCAGTCAAAACTTTTAAATTTTCTTTGTCAGTAAAACCGCCCAATTTGTAAGCCAACTGCACTGTGAGATCTTTCATCTTGTCATAGTAGAAAGTTTTTGGATTTAGGTTCCTATTAATCAAGTAGTTTACTATGATCGGTTGATAACCTGCTGTGAGATATTTTGTTGTTACGCCAGTGTCCGTGTTTGTTTCTGTCTCAAGATGATACTTTGCGGTTGCTAACGTTCTTCTTACACCTGTGTCACTGTCGATTTGGTTTCCAGATACGTTGGTTGTTAACCTAGAAGGATCAAAAAAGTTTGAGAAAAACTTTGCAGGCTTTGTAAGTGCCAGTGTCTTCAACACTGTGAACGGATAAGAACTAGATCTTCTCCAAGAAGTTTCAGCAGGTGCTTGGTCACCGAACTTCCAACTGTTTATTCTGCCTGGTATGTCATAGTTTGCCACTACACCGGCCGCCAAAGGATCCAACAAGTTACCTGATGCGTCAACAGGAATATATGAATTGATCTCAGGCTTGCCGTATCTGCCGGTTTCTTTCCTTATAGCGTCCCATAACACACTGTTTCCTGATGTGTATGGTGCCGCACCGTATGTGTCTTCCCAGTCGCTTGGCTTCTCAGAATGTCCGAACATCTCCCAAGGCCTGATGTGAGGTGCATCTGTGTCATAAAAATACTTGTAGATACCTCTCCAGTGACCTGGCAATTTGGCATTGTTGAGCCTGTCCGTTGACCTCGCATAGTTGTAGGTGAATGGTGATCCTTCGGTGAACGCTGTGTTGTTTATGTACTGCACATTGTTCCTTCCTGCCCAACTGTAGAAGTCTGCACCCATTACGTCATTGATATCAGTCAAAGTGTATTCTGTAGAGTAGAAAGCACTAGGCATTACATCGCCTATGTCAACAAGCGTTGCATCATATGACGTTTTCAAATTGTTGTAGATTCTTTTCTCAAGTTCTAGAATTAGATCATCACGCTCGTCACCATATGCTTTTATAATCGATCCATCGTGCTTCCTGATGACCTCAGTGTCTGTGATGTATGTTGTGTCTGTGAATTTCTCTGGTGTGAATTTAGGATACATTCCCAACTTGGTGGGCGACGGTGGCATAAAACTTCCAGTTGTGTCTGGGTAATCCTTGATCACTATCTTATCACCCTCTACAAGTGCTTTTGAAATATTGATACTATCGTCGATTGTGCTGAATGTGTAATCTGTACCTAACAACAACTGTACCGAGTTTAGGTACACGTACACTGCCCTGTTACTAAGAGTCGTGATGTCGTGCTGTGAGTCTAGTGCATATTCTGTCTGTGATGCACCTTGCACTGTGTACGTCCTGGTTGAAACATTTTCTCCCCAGCCTAACATATCCTCGTGGTAGAACGGGAAAGTACTGTTCCTTCCTGGAGTTATAGTTGTGATAATCTCGTCGACCCTGTCTGCCGCCACACCTTCATATGCAGTTCCGGTGGCTTTTGTTAAGAAGGCGTTGTACCATTTTTCATACTCTTGATTTACATAGTCTAACGCTGTAACAAAATTAGTTTCTTGATCTATCAAATTGAATATTGCTGGTAACAAAGGACCTTCGTGTTGGTGTATGCTTCCGCCCTTCAATCTTGCGTCTGGTTTGTCTCGCAAGTTTGATACGCCTGGTACAGCACCTGTGACTTCTTGATTCTTATCAAGTATATCCCTGACGTGATTAAGGACCTGTCCATACGTGAATGTACCCAACGCTTCGTTTAACGCATTAGTTGACAAGTTCTCTGGCATCTCATATATGCCTTTGCCATCAATTTTTTCAGCACTGCTGTAACCTGCTAGCCGCACCTGGTCGTTTACCTCCAGGGCCTTGTTGAATTTTACATATTTGTTTTTTGTTCCGTTTACGAGAGTGTAGTCTGTGGTCAAAGTCTTTCTTGTTCCATTGACAGATACTGAAACTTCGATATCGGTCAAATCTGCTGAATCCTTATAGAAGTCTATCGGGAACAACTGTTTCTCTGATTCGTCCACGATGAATGTTCTTAACACCCTTTGTTTGCTGTCGGTCGTTCTCTTTATCCAAGCACTTCTCGAATTGTGTGTTTCCCTGCTAGTGGTGTAGTGCAAATGACCTTCTGCTAGATTCTTGGTGACAGTGTTTGTACCACTCTTGAAAGTGAATGTACCAGACGTGTGATCGGATTCAAATACTATATCACCAACATTATTGATTGTGTTGTATTTTACTTTGATGCCTAACTCTGTGTCTGTGGTCGCAGAGTCAGAAGTGGCAAATGCAAAAACCTTTGCACCTGTGAACGTTGAGTTTGGATACGTTGTGGTATCAGCAAAACTTACGTGATCCTCGTCGAACATCGCAAACAACGGTTGCTGGTTTACTTCTGTTTTTTCTTGTGCCTCTACAAATGTCTCGGTAGTTGCATCATAGTAGAACGTCTTCGCTTGGTTGGTTGTTCCAAACTCTATGAATATGGATTCATTTGCTGATGGCTCAGCATCTGTGGCCTCGGTCAAATTGATTACTTGTGTTGAATCTCCCGCGGTGACAAAGTTCACGTCGTATATCTTGTTCTTTACTAATGGATCAGTGTCTGCGGCGAACACGACTCGCATACCGTTTTCCAGTGGAAGACCGTCAACGATATAACCTGTCTGACTAACCACTTCGCTGAAAGCGTCTGTTGTGACTGTGTCATAAAGTGTTACTGATTTTTTCGCAACTGTGCCATGGTTGAATAAAGCAAGGCCAGAATCAAATTCAATGATAGGTCTTTTGGCCCTGTCATCCTCATTCAACTCAGGTGTGAATCCACTGACTTCTGCTGTGGCTTCTATGACTGATCTATGGAACCATCTGTTGTATCTGGACCACGCATTCCTGTCAATCGAGTCTCTCTTTATTGTGATGTAGTCTTTGTTATCAGGTGTGTAGAAAGCCTTGGCATATGGTCGTGTGTCAAACGCCACCTGGTCATACTGTATTGTGGTCTCTGTGGCGTAACTGCCTGGTGTGATCAGTTCGTCCACATCGGTAAGTGTTATTGCTTCTCCAACTCCTTCTACGTAGTACTCTTTGTCTTTGTAGTCTGACGTCACGAGGCTATTAGTGAATTTGATCTTCATACCGTTAGATAGATCCAGTGTCCGCAGACTGTAGTTCTTAACTCCCACTATGTCGTCCGCAACATCTATTGCAGTGGTGCTGGTTGCTGTCTCAATCTGCAACATTCCATACATGGCATCGTGATTGCCACACTGGTAATATAAAGTGTCTGGTGCGTCTGATGGCACAACAAATGTGACCGTTCCGTTATCTGCACCTGCGTTGGTCACACCTGATGTGTAAAATAAATTTGTAGAGCCATCCTTGTATGGTTCAGTCATAATCCAGAACGGATGCCCTTTTGCGTTCACATTGAATTTGTAGGTGTTTCCACGATAAAGTTTGAGTACCGGATTGTCTTCATTCTCTCTGTGCGTGAAATTGTATGCTCCTTTTTGCTTGTTCTCAACTGTGTACTCAACCACTGCACTTGGTCCAACAGAGTCTATTTCGATAGATCCTGGGCCACCCGGCATCCAGTAGTATTCTCTGTAATTGACCAACTTGTCATAGTCTATAGCAGGATTCCAACTGTACACTGTCTCCTTGTTGAGCCTGTCATGGTTGTTAACTTTTCCGCCAAAGTATTTGATCTGGTTTATGTAGTCGTCATATGTGCCTGTAAATTTTACCTGATCTTCTGGATTTACTGATGTGGTGTCTCTGTCTGTGTATGTAACAGCAGGCTCCAACTGATAAGCGAATCTATCTCTGCTGGTCGCTGTGATATATCTGTCAGTCACGCTCCTGGTGTATGCATCCTGTCTTCCGATGTAACCGTCTAGTCTCTCCAATGACCCTTTCTGAATTAATGGATCCATCGTGCTGGCCAGGAATCTCTGGTTGGCGTCAGTCCTGTAGAAAGCCGGGAGGTGTTGTACAGTACGTCTGTACTCGTTAGTGCCCTGTCTTACAACTTCGTTGTTGGTTAGTGCGTTAGTGGGATTGTCTGCCATTAGTATCCTGACCCACTACTGCCGGAACTTGATCCCGAACCTGATGTAGTAGAGCCTGACACTGCTGATCCTGTTGTGGTGTTAGACGTGGCAGTTGATGTTGATGTGACTACAGTACCGGACGCAACCAATTGATTGGCACCTAGTGCTGTAATAATTGACACATCATCAACGGTGGCCCCACTGATGAAAATCTCGTCTGCCGCGGAATCTACCTGGAACAGAGACCCAAAACTCTGTCCTGATTGATTTGGAACTATCACAGCAGTCAATAGATCTGGTGCTAGTTCATTGTGTATGTATGCGGCTAATTCTGTGAAATAAAAACTATCTCCAAAATCCCAATTATCCAAAGCAAAGAATTCATTAATCGCGGCAATGACTCTTGTTTTGATCACTGCATCTGAAACATTGGTCTTTGGATTCTTGACAACTTTGAATGTTGCCTGTAATTGTTCTTCTGCGTTTGAACCAAAAAGTATCTTGTATTTCACAGGATGGTATATGATCTGGTCTGACAGTGATTTCAATGGGTTAAGTGTTCCTGAATAACTAATTCTCAATTGATCCGGTGTTGCCACTGAAGGTTTTGTTCCACCGTCCTGTAACCATATTCTGAACAGATTGTCATATGTTCTCTCTAATAGATACACATCAACTATGTTTGAAACACTTGGATCTATCCTTGTCTCCTGTCCTGCGTTGTGCTTGTACTGGAAATTTATTGAACTTCTTCCTTTCCTTGCGTAGTAATCTGTGGTTGTTGTCAGAGTGTTTGTCGTTGCACTGTATTTCTTGACAACGTCCTCCGCACTGTCATAAAAATAAAATAGTTGATTATCTGTGTACGTTGTAGTGTTTAGATTGATGTCTGCTTCATTCTGTGCGACAACGAAATTTGTTGATGCGTATGGCCTGAATCTCTCAATGTTGTCATAGGACGTGTACTTCTCGAAGAACACGAATTTTGTTGATTCAGATAGTGTAGGTTCGACGTAGATATCAAACAGTTCAGGATTGTCAACGACACCGTCGTCATCATCATCAAAGAATCCAACTTTTATTTTCCTGTTGTCTCTGAAACCGTCTGTTTCTGTGACCACATCAACCACCTGCCAAGTCAATGGGTAACCTATACTGTTACCTGATGATACTATGTTATTGGTTTTAAGTATGCTTACTGTGTCCTTAACACTTTTTCCTGTAGTGTAATCGTAAATTTTCTCTTCTACGTCATAATGGAACTTGTTCTGTGCCTCAGATTCAAATATGTAATCCAGTTTCCTGTACGTAACAGTGTACGTGTTTCCGTCATTTGTGAATTTGAACCACCAACTTGCATCCGCGTTTGTGCCTGCTGTTGATCCTGTATCTGCAAGGCTGAACACTGTACTTGTGCTTAGGTTAGATGAAGTTATAACCTTCCACGTCTCGGAAGTTGAATCGTACCTTAAGCCAAAGTCCTCGTATGCTTCAATCCTGTTGATCATATCAGTTTCCAAGTCTGCACTGAATGAAGTTGTCAAGGCAGGTATTATTGCATTAATTACTGAACCATTTGGCACTATGCTTGATAATGTCACAGGACCAACACCTGATTCAAGATTTCCTACTCCACCATTTGCACCATCACCAACTACTGCACCTATCTTGGCCCAGAGTCTATCTTCTGCTTCGTCTGTACCTGCTGTGACAAGTGTGCCATTTTTAAATCCTCTAGTGTCTGGAGATGTAAATTTTACTAATGCACCTGGTTTAGCAAATTTCAAATTAGAAGTGGCAAAGTCACCAGTAACCAAAGCACCGCCTGATGTGAAGTAACCGGTGTTGGTGTTTGTAGATGTTGTTGTGGAATTCCACGTTGCCGAAAGGGTACTTACATCTTTCGTGGCATATTTAAAATAGTAAAACTGTCTAGCGTATGCTTCTTTAATTTTTGATTCTACGGAACTGTCTATGGTTGACTGTATGTCACTCTTGTTGTTGAACGTAAATGTGAACTGTTGCGTGGATTCCTCCCTGTACAATATTCCATCTTCAGCGAATACATTTACATTAGAGTACGCTCCAGTAGGATCTAATATTTCTTTTGCCCTAGATATGCCCGATGCTGACCTGTTCACTGACCTAACTTTGACTATTTCCTGAGAAGCACTTAAAGGTACAACTTGATAGTCCTCCGCTGTGATCATCCTGTTCTGAGAATAGTAAACCTGTGCCGCCTTTTCTTTAATCGAGTCATTTGATTCAGTAGCCGCGGCATTGTAAACAGATGCCTTTAGACTCATTGTAACTGTCAAAGATTGTTGTGCACCATTGGCGTCTATGTAAGGCACAGTCAACTGTACGTTCTGCATATCTGCAGATTGAATTGCATACTTGGCATTGTCACTTATTCTGTAATAATTTCTAAAACTACCAAGAGGTATATTGGCAAAATTTCCATCTCCGAAAACAAGATCAATAGTGTCATTATTTTTTGTCACTACATTGTAAATGTTACGCTCCGATTTTGATAGTGAATTATAGATTGCATTATTACCTGACAGACTAGGAACCTTGCTCCATTTTTCTGAGATCTGGCCAAACTGATCAAGTTTGTACAACCACACGTCAGTGTCATTGACATTTGACGCTGTAAGCGATTTGATGTAATTTGTTACAGAACTCTCTACAGTGAAATTTGTTTGTTGCATTGAACCTTGTTTGAAAAGGAAGAAAAAACCTGTGTTGTTTGAACTGTCGCCTGATCCATCTGTCCTGTATGTGTAAGTCAATCCGCTACCGGGTACAGGGTCTAACTCATATATGCTGTCTGAGTCATTTATGGAACTTGGTACAATTTCAAAAGTCCTAGACACTCCACCTATACTTTTTGTGAAGTTGAATATTGGTAAGTCCAATTGGTTTGAACTTAGGGTATATGTTTCTGTGTCTATGCCGCCAATTGATCCTGACTCCCTCGGATTGCCAAACAGTTGTCCTGTCTGGTTTGCCGCGTTTAATATCGCAGTGAATTGCTCGCGATAGTTGGAGTTTGCAGAATCATTCCAGATAATCGTACTGTTTGCTAGGTTTGTTCCTGTGCTGTCAAGGACATCTTGTGATGTTGATATGGAATCAACCTTAAGCAATCCTGTTGCTGGTTTGTTTCTCTTTGCATTGTAGTTGATAAGTCTCGCTAATCTTAAAACTGAATTTCTTCTTTCTGCTGTTTCAAGGAAGTTCTCCCTTGCGTTTAAGTCCACTCTGAAAGAAAGTGCCTGTGCGATGTAGGCAATCAAATCTATGAGTGCCACATACTCAGAACTTTCTACAAAATCGTTGAAATCGTCTGGATAGTTCTCTCTAAGATACGCCACCATTGTTCTACGTAGCGTCTCAAAGTCATAACTTTTGAAATCTGCCTGTTGGAAAGCCTGGTAGATCTTCCTCCAATCTTCCGCAACTAATAATCTGTTTTGTCTATCTGTAGTGGCCATACTGTTTGTATGGATATTTATATATTAAATTAAGTGCGTACTTTAAGATAGGCGTAACAACGAATTCTCATCGAAGTTGAATTGCAATTTCTCCGTGATATCCAATGGCACGTAGGTTATCGTGGCCTGTATCGCTATGCCCTTGTCTGCCTCAGTAACTCTTATATCCTGTGTGCTTATACGTGGATCTGCGTTGAGATTGGCCGTAACGTCCTCTATGATCGCATCTTTGAGATCTTCCGTGAACGGTTCAAATATTGCATCATATATGATAGTGCCGAACTCAGGGTTCTCAACACGCTCCCCCTTACGCACACTCAACCTGTTAATGAGGTCTTGCTTTGCTACCTCAAAGTCATACAGTTTGAAATTACGTTTGTCCGCACGTGAACTGAAACCTTTGAAGGTCACGTTTTTGTTTGATAAATCTCCTGATCCTGAATCTCCGTATGCCATATTGTATATTTAATCCCTAAAAAAATTTAAAGTTGTCTTTGAAGAAATCCATTGCCTGCGTTTTTATTGACGACAATTGACCGTGTATGAAACTCATAGCCGCACCTTTTGGATCTTCTATTAATTTTTGTATATCATTGGCCTGGCTCACCAAACTGTTTAGATTTTTGATTGGCAGTTTAATGCTGTCATTCAATTTCACCACCTTGCCCAGTTGGTCTGCCACCGCTTTGATTGTTGGTTGTTTAAGTAGTTCCGCTTTGATTACTTTAAGTTCTTCTGAAGACAGATTTGGACTTGATTTTTTTATCTCCTCCATTGCTTCGTTGATGAACTTTTTCTTCCTTGCTGTACTGCTCTGCCTGTCATATGGTTCATGGGTGACAAAGTCTGTCACAGTGGTCTTGTTTGGAATTTTGTTTACCTGTAGACCTCTCTCCATGACATCATTGCCAAACTTGTCAACACCAGTTGACTTTGGTCCTCTGAACGGTCTATCATCATCTATGTCAATCAACCCGTTTGTGATTTTAATCCTCACATATTCGCTATCTGGTTTCAACCAACTTGGTCCCCAGTCCCCTATGCTGGTTCCACCGCCCGAACCCGGTCTTCCCATTGGCTTGTTGAAATGCACCTCGCTTCCCTGTAGATGGAACTCACCATTAGCACCGTGTAGTTGTTGTGCCGGCGTGTGCGAAGTGATTCCTTTTAGGGCGTAATCCTGTATGGCACCGTTCTGCGAACTTGTGAACACTCCTTTGTCACCCATTGAGAAAACATATCCTTCTGCGTTCAAGGCCACGTT